ATATATCTGAAATGCATTTCTGCAATTCATCAAAAAACTTTCATTTTAGACTTGACTTTTAATAGTTAGTCTTTCTAAAATGTCAGTTTAGCTACTCAATTCCTTTCATGTAACAGGCCCAGAAGGTTTTTGATTTTTTTCCACTATGATGGCCAAACAAGGGCTTTCTACCTATCGCATTCCAAACTTCAATCGCTGGAATATCGTACTCAGACCATTTAAATACCAATACCCCATCCGTTTTCAAAACCCGCATACATTCTTTGAATCCATCGTGGAGTATAGCAGGCCAATTTTTCTCGACCTTACCGTATTTCTTTGCCATCCAGGAATTTATCCCAACATCTTTCAGATGTGGTGGGTCAAAAACTACGAGTGAAAAGGTATCGTCGTCGAATGGTAGATTTGTAAAATCACACTGAATATCAGGATTCACCAGGCAACTGCGTTCCGACTTTCCGGATCCTGACTTCCAAATTCCATATAATTCCGTCTTTCTTTTGTCACAAAATACAGCGGCCGGATTATTTTTATTAAACCAAATCGTCTTAGACCCGCATGTAACGTCCAATATTTTTTTCTCCACTTATAACACCCCACTAAATCTTAATCTAATTCTTCTACAAAAATATCTTCGTCTCGGTCGGAAAGCGTAAGCTCACCGACCTTTTGAGAACATTGCCAGCACAGTTGTACTGTATCACTTCCCTGCTGTTCCATAGCTTTTTCTATTGCCTCTTCTCTGCTGTCTGCCTCTATTTCCCCAAGGTCTATTACAGTTGTTGCTAGTACAGATACGTTGTATTTCATTCTGCGCCTCCTTAATCTTCCGCTCTGTACGGTTCAGGCAGCGGCATCCAAGCTATCGGCTGACAACTTTGATATGGCCAGTAAGGGTCATTGTATCCATCCGCATAAATATCGAATAATCCTTGCTCAACCTTGTTTCCGTCTGTCACAATGAACCGTCCGTCATTTTTGCAGTATTCCTTCGCATTTGGCAATCGCTCCGATACCGGAATCCACCCCGTCAGCAACTCCCCATCCATAATCTCTTTTGGTGTAAGCCCAGTATCTTCATATTTTTTTAGCGCCCAGTATATTGTCATAGCCTCTTTTCTTACCGCTCTTGCATCTATCACTGTTCGTCTTATTCCACCCTCTATATGTTCGTCCGGAATAGTTAGTCTATCCATATTTCCCACCTCCACAAAATCTTAAGTTACCGTTTTACGGATAAACAATACTCCTGCATTTTTCATAAAGCCCTGGCCATTCATGCGGATTAAAGTTAAATCCGTATGTATCGTGGAACGCATCATTGCTCATCCTAAACCACTCCACACCCATATCTACGGCATCATACTTTGTTGTAGAGCCATCAGACCAGTTGACAAGCAGCATTCCTGATATGACTTTTTGTGAAATTGGTATTTTAAACATCTGACCTGACTGCATCCCATCAAACATTTTCTGCTCCTTCCTTGATCGCTTTGATTCTTGCTTTCAGACTCTGCATCACCCAGTTCTGTACATCTTCTTTTCTCTCAAGAGCCTGCATCACATCCTCATCCCGGGTTCCGTTGCACACAAGATGGTGAATAATAACCTTTTCTGTTTGCCCCTGGCGATGCAGCCTTTTGTTTGCCTGGGTGTATAATTCATAGTTCCAAGTAAGCCCAAACCAGATCACATGATTTCCACCTTGCTGTAAGTTAAGCCCATATGCACAGCTGGCCGGATGGGCCAGAAGGATATCTACTTCTCCTTTGTTCCAGTCATCCTCGTCCTGCGTGGTCTTTAGTTCCCGAATCCGCAGTTTCGACTTTTCAAGGGCTTTCAGTATCCGGGCTTTATCGTGCTGGAAATTGTAAAACACCAATGCCGGCTTTCCCTGCAGGCTCTCGATCAGCTCCATAAAGGCCTCTACTTTGCAGTTATGTACCTCGTGAACTCCGTGATCGTCATCATACAAGGCCCCGTTTGCCAACTGCAGCAACTTGTTGCTTAATGCCGCTGCGCTGGTCACGCTGATCTCTTCCTCCTCCGGAAGCTCTAAGACCATCTTTCTTTCCAATTCCCGATATGCTTTTTCTGCCTTGGCATCCAATACAACCAGAATCTGATGATACGTGACGTCTGGAAGCTGCAGATAATCTTCTGACTTCATGCTGATGCAGATATCTGAGATCTTCTCAAGAATACTTTCTTCTGTTCCTGGCTTGGCTTCATAGCTGTATACCATTCCCGCTGGCCCTCGCTTATCTGGTTGAAAATACCGTTCCCGGAATTGTGTATATCGTTTTCCCAGGCGTTCACCGCCATCCAGCAGGAAGACCTGGGACCACAGATCATTGAGACCATTTGGCGATGGTGTACCGGTCAACTCCACCATGCGGTCGATATGGCTGCTCATGCTGGATAAGGCTTTGAATCTTTTGGCTTTGTGGCTTTTGAAACTGCTGGATTCATCCACCACGACCATGTCAAATGGCCAAGTATTTTTGTAATAGTCCACCAGCCAGCAGACGTTTTCCCGGTTGATAATATAAAGGTCCGCCGGGGTATTTAACGCCCGGATCCGCTTCGCCTGGCTGCCCAATACCGGAGACACCCGTAGGATTTTTGTGTGGTCCCATTTATCTTTTTCTTTTGTCCAGGTACCTTCCGCCACTTTCTTTGGCGCGATGACCAGCACCTTCCGGACTGCGAACCGGTTATACTTTAATTCGCGGATGGCGGTAAGTGTCGTGACAGTTTTCCCAAGGCCTTAACCCATATCCAGAAATAAGCCTAGTTTTCTTACTTCCAGGATTCTGTTAATACAATGTTCCTGATAGGCATGTGGTCTGAATATCATTTAGCCTCACCTCCTTCATGCGGTTGACTTTAATCTTCATCGTCATAAAATTGATACTCCATCAAATATTCTTTTTTGGCTAGACGCGTTTTACATGCTTCTAAAAACACATTTACTTCGTGCAGCCCGTACAACACCTCCGCACACTGCCCAAGCTTTTTCAGGCGCTCGATCTGTACTCTTTGCAGGGCACTTAGTTTTCCGTGTTCCGTCTTCAGCTCTACGAAAATAGGCCTAAGATCTGGTAGGATGATTATCCGATCTGGCACCCCATCGTTCCCGGGGCTTACCCACTTATATGCCCGACCGCCCAGCTTCCTTACTTCGGCTACCAGAATTTTCTCTATCTCTTTCTCCCGCATTTTGGCTTTCTCCTTTCTTCCTACTTCGTCTACACGCGCGTATATGACATATTTCTATTAGGTGATTTAGGTGATATTAGGTATATATTTATTACCTATTTTTTATTTATATAGAAATAAGGTAGTTAAAGTAGTTATATCTCTGTAACCCTGATGTTTTCTAGGTTTGTACTGACTACTTTATCGGCTACTTTATGACTACTTGCGCTACTTTTCCAACTACCTGACTACTTTCTCAATCCCCATAGTAGCCGCCTAAAGTAGTGCGTCTGCGGAACCCTTTTTGACTTCCGTATATCCCAAATTTTCTGGGTGTTTTCACTTTTTCCCATTCTCTCATTCCTGACAATATTCCGTTGATCTCCATGCTGTCCCTTCGGTTCATATACCTGGGATCCCCGCCAAGGCACTCTACATAGATCTCTACCGCACAAGTCTTATCCCGTTTTATCAGGGCTGTACCCTCTGGCAACTTTAGATTTCCATTCAAGTGCATCCTCCGGTCACTGAGTTTCAGGGAATCCCAGTTTTCCGGAATCTCTTTATCCAGGAAGTCCTGGATAAGCCCCTCCTTTCCTGATGTCTCTCTGTGGTCTTCCTGTGCTTCTGCGGCCATCTTTTCTATCTCTTTTGATAAAAACAGCTTCTCTCCAAGCTGCCAGTAGGCATAAGCCTCTGCCCAAATCTGATCCACTTCCCGCGGTAAATCTTCCCACACCGATTTCTTTGCCTTATATATGCCAACATCCACTGGCCAGAATCGACGGTTCCCTGTTGCATCCTTTAAGAACTCACTATCGTTGCTCGTGCCAAAGAATACGCATCGGCGGGGGTATTTTTCCGTCCGGCGCCCATAAGCCGCCCGGTAAATATCATCTGTTTTACTTAAGAACTGCTTTATTACCTGGTTCTCCTGCTTCGTAAATGCGGTCAATTCTCCAACCTCATTGATCCATGTCCCCTGTATAAGTTCTGCTGCTTCTTTTCCCTCAAATGTGGTCAGGCTGTCAGAGAACCACTCTTTTCCCAAAATGGCCAACAGGGTGCTTTTACCAATGCCCTGGGGTCCTACAATGATCGGCATATAATCGAACTTTACGCCCCCGATGACCGCTCGTGCTACCGCGGCACACAAGGATTTTCTCATCACTGCCTGGGTATAGGCGTTATCTTCTGCCCCAAGATAATCCGATAGAAGAGTATCCAGGCGTCTGATTCCGTCCCATTTCAGCCCTTTTAAGTATCGTTTCACATCATTGATTTGATTTTGAGAACTTACAATCAGTAGAGCGTTATCCATCTTCTCTCTTCCTGTAAGCCCATAAAAGGTCTCCATATATCGGTAGAAACCTGCATCATCTACGTCCTTCCATCGGCGCTTCTCGTCTGTTTGGCTCCACGGCAGTTTTCCCAAGACCATGCCGCAGCTGGCAAACTCATCGGTTACAATCTTCCCTTTCAAAAGCGGATCATTTTCCAGCACCAGCACTGCATTGTTGATCGTCTTTTCAAAGCGTCCGTTCCCGTCCTTTGTCATGCTGTAAATCCAGTTCAAATCATCATCGGATACTGGACTTGCATCTTTACTGGAAAAGGCTTCTTTCGCTGCGTCCAGCCTTTCCCTTGCCATTAATCCGGATACCGCTGGATCATCCAGTGCCATGCGGCTCATGGCCATAAATGACGGCAGCTTATTCACTGGCGTGCCTTCCTTTGCTTCGGCATCCTGGTCCCCATACCTATGTAGGCGTACCAGGTCAAAGGCGTTCACCAGGAGCCCGGAACAGGGGTCCGTTGCGTGATGGCTGTATAAGAACAGATCCCCATCGTAGACAATGGCCCCGCCCTGCGTTGTACCGCCGGTATAGGTGTAGCGTCCGGATGCGTCTGTCTCCTCATACATCCCCGGAATAAACTTTTCCATGGCCTGTGTGATGCTGTACGTCCGACAGAATGCCCCGATTACGCCCCGTTTTGTTGTAGGGTCCTCCTGTTTAGCCAGCCGGCGCTTTTCTATTGCTTCACTGCCCGGTACCTGCGGCCACTGGGACACATCCTTCCAATCGCCATACATTTGAAGCAGCCCATCCAGACTGCAGAATGGGTTATCATACACTTCGTAAATGTACTCTCCATCACTGCAGCAACTTGGCCAGTACATCAGCCTTGTCGCCTCAAATGTCGTAGGGTCGCAAAATTCGATTCCAATCAGGGAAGCAAGCTTCCTTGCTGCTGGCTCATATTGGTCCGCTGTTGCTGTGGTATCCAACGGGATCACGACCCGAAGCCTTGGTGCAAATCCCGTGTGTTTTCGCGTACTGTAGACCACCGCCGCACATCCAAGACCGGATACCCGCTTTAAGAGATCTTCAGTCCCGCCTGCTTGAATATGATCAAGATCCAAGGTCACCAGGTCTCTTCCTTCCACATAGGCGGCTTTTCGGCGGTCATTCTGGAAAGTCCCCCCGACGAACCCTCCAACATCTTTTAAGTCCGCCTGCTTTGTCTTTGAAAAAGCCAGGTATTGGTCATAGGTCTCGCTGCTTCGTATCGGGGTTTTTAACTTTTCTACAAACTCAGACCAGAGAATGGAGCTTTTTGGCCAGTGTGTGGCCTTGCGGCTGCCGGCCGTACTGATGTATATCGCTCTGTTATTCTCCATACGTTTCCCCCCTAATCCTTCATATAATATTGGCCTTCAAAGCCTGCACCTTTCAAGATCAGCCCCGGTGCCCAGGGAATTGTTTCCGCCATCAGACCACAGATCTCATCCACCGTCACATCTATCGGGGCATCTATGATCACTTCATCATGGACATGGAACACTACCTGCAGACCCTTGGCAGCAATCCTCTTCAAAGTTTCTGCCAGGCAGTCTCTGGCGATCGCCTGCACGATGTTCTCCGTCATTTTCCCGCCATAAGTGCTTGTGACTTCCCATTTTCTTGTGTTCTGGCCGACGTTGTAGTAATGGATCGCCATCCGTCCAAACTGGTTCTCTTGTAAGAATGGCCTCGGATAAAACAGTTTTCGGCCACTTGGCAGCTGTACCGTCAGAAAACACTGCCCATAGATCACGTCTCCTTCCAGCGCAAAGATCAGTCCGTTGATTGCCTGCGGCCGCGCCGTCTGCATCACAGAAAGAGCTGTCTGTTCCACGGCGTACCATAAGTCACATATCCGCTTATTTGCCCCTCTCCATCTCTGCACGATGTCTGGAAGCTCATCTTCCGAAAGTCCCATGTTTAGGGCTCCCATGGCGATCAAAGCGTTGGTTCCTCCCTGGTACCCAAGGGCTAAAGTAGCAACCTTTCCTTTCTGCCTAAGACTATATTCTGGATTTCCTTTCTTGATCTTCTCTACCGGCACATGGAACATCTGTGATGCCGTTGCCTCATAGATCCTGCCGTGAGTCGCAAAAACTTCATTGACCCACTGTTCTCCGGCCAGCCAGGCAATCACTCGGGCCTCGATCGCAGAAAAGTCTGCGACTACGAACTTATGCCCATCCGATGGAATAAAAGCCGTCCGAATCAGCTGAGACAGTGTATCCGGTACATTCCCATAGATCATTTTCAGCCCTTCATAGTTTTTCTGTTTTACAATCTTCCTCGCTTCGTCCAAGGTTTTTAAATAATTCCTTGGGAGGTTTTGCATCTGCACCATGCGACCTGAATTTCCGGTTACCCAAACTCGCCCTTTTCTCCGAACCAAAAAGAAACCTGTTGACGTTTCAGCACAAAATACTTTGCCTGTAAAGTTTGTTATGACTGGCTTTGATTTAATTTCATGGCAATTTTTTGGTGTGAGCCAAATATCTACTACATAAGAATTTTTCCAATTCGTATGTTCAGACGAACGATTCTTTGTTTTCATAAGCGCTGATCTCCCGCTGATGTGAGCAAATGCTTGGATCATATCAGCATTCTTCTTATTACACGTTGTGTACTGAATGCTATTTGCTGCGCTTCTATATCCATCCCAATACACTAATTCATCAAAAAATACATCTGCGCTTTCATCAAAAAGCCACGGCCCAAAGGTTTTATCTTGGAACATACGGAGCCATAAAGGAAGATGTCTAGTGTAAATCAGAAAACAATACGTTTGTTTTGTGTTTACCGAAAAAGTAAAAGGAATATCGGCGGCACGTAAAAGCGACTTGCAGCGTTCCATTTTTCTTGCTTTTCTAAAATGAAATCGTAGGTTTCCCTCACTCGTGTAATGCCCATCTGCTTGGGTCATAACTAAAATCCTCAAATTGCAATGTTCCATTCCGGACAAGGTTCTGCGGTATCCCGTAAAGGGTATACTCGGTCGATAAGCTGACATATTTTCTACCGTATCAGTTAACCATTCCCCTCCGTATTTCCGCTTTACATACATTCGATGATCCGGAGTGCTTTTTTGCGCAATCCTTTTATCCTCGTACTCATATAATTTTCCATCGTAGTCAAAAGATAATGCTTTAGCCGTCTGAAAAGATACAGTTTCTCCAAGTGGATTCCAGCAGGCAATTCTTCCTCCTTGCCATCGTTCTAAACTCATCCATCCAGATTCAGCCAATATCTCGTGGTCCCCTGTCAAACACCACCTGCCGGTACGATTGGCCCCATAATATTGAGTCAGTCCCCGCACCCGGTGATCCGCGCCTTTGGCCGTATCCATGGCCACATATTTCTTGATGGAAGTCTTGCCAAGCTGCTGGCGGATCTGTAATACCCTTTTTACTGTTTCCGGGATCCCTTCTTGTTCCAAGGTCTCCGTAACTGTTGCTTTCTGTAAGTTTGGAAGACCTACACCGTTCTCAGCCAACCATGGAAGCAGCTGTGCTGTACTGTTCGGATTATCCAATCCTGTGATGGATTGTGCTTCTTCAATCAATGGTTCTTTACTGGCATTATCTATTGCAAGCGCGCCAACAATGAGATCCATATCCACCTTGACCCCAAAAGCATTCATAAGGACATCCATCTGCCAAAGCTGTACCTCATCCTCTGGCATCGGGAACTGTCGCAGCCTTCTCAAAATCTCATGCTCCGTCACCACATCCTGCTTACAGTAGTCTTTAAATAGTGCCCATTTCTCCGGAGCATGCTTTGGCAGGTTCCAAGTGCGGCCCCCATTGCTTTTTGTAGGCTTACAGGGCACACAGAAATACCGGATCAATGCCTTTCCCGTTGACAGCTTTTGTTTATCTTGCGGCAGTCCAATGGCCTTTCCAGTGGCTTCAAGCCCTGCGGTATACCCACAGTACAGGCCATGTACCATCGTACAGCGCCACTGTTCCAATGGGGTTTCATATCCCGCCTGGTTTAAGCAGTACCATTCAAATGCGGCATTGTAGGCATGCTTTATCACTCCAGGGTCCTTGAGATCATTTTGCAGCCATACCGGGATCTGTTCCCCCATCGCAAGGTCTATGATCTCAACCGGCTGG